CTTCTTTCTCTTTGGGAAACTGGTAACCCTGGGACTGGACTTCGGCAACACGGCGGGGATCGTCATAGACCGCACGATAGACCCGACCGGGCTTCGGGTTCTTGACTTCGAGAGGGGAGAACGGGGCTTCCCGATGGACTCGACCCCGTTCCAGGAGTTCCCGGCGCTTCTTATCGATCTCGTCTTCAATGATATTGATACTCATACCTTTCTGCCTTTCATTTGCAAATAGATAACATTCTCTTTATACTGAACCTTACTTGGCCCTTCGGGCCAACCCAACAAGAGGGAGCCCACTCCGGCTTTGGCTGGTGTGGGTTTTCTTTTGCTCAAATCTCGGCATCTCCCAGATTCTTGGCCAATGCATACTCTTTATGAGACATACCCATTTGCTCAGCCATGTAGGCTTCCTCGCGGGTGAGCCGGAGCTTTTGCTGTGGGGCTCGCACACTGCGTGAGGGCTGGGTGCTTTGCGGTCGGGCTACTTGCTGTGGTTGTCGTTGTGGTTCGGGTTGTCGTTGTGGTACGGGCTGGTTGGGCTTTTCTTTTTCTTCTTCGTCTTCTTCTTCCCCATCGTCCACCTCCACGCCGCCGTCGTCGGGTTCGGTCGGCTGTTGTTGGGCCGTCATGCGTTTCTGTACTTCTTCTTCCACAAGTTCCTGTTGGTGCCGACTGGCGACCAGACTATAGAGACCCGAGACGGTCTCGGGCTTCCCCAAAAGAGCAGCGGGCACTTGTTGGGCGAGCTGGCGAATTTCGTTCTCCCACTTGGCCGCATAGGGAAATCGGGCATCTCCCTTGAGGATCGAGAGGTTTGACTCGAACTGATTGCCGGAGAAATGGGTCACCACCGGGGAGAGCGTGTCGACCACGGTCTTACGCAGAGAATCTTCAATTTGTCCCTTGAGCTTCTGCGGGTCGCTGGTATCCCACAGCGGCTCCTCGGGTTGGGCCTGTTGCGGCTGCTGCTGTTGTAATGCCTGATAGGCAAGCCCCATGTCTTTACGGTACTGGTCCTCTAGCTGTTTGTACTTCTCTTCCCAAATCGGCTGTTCATCGGCCATAGATTACTCCTTCTCCATCTCGTTTACGCATTCCAGTATTTTTTCAGCCAGCACACGCGCATCCTCGGCGGACCATACCACCAGCGTGCCGACATCAAGAATAATGGTCTTGGTCACGGGGTCGGCAATGATCGTCATCGGGTCATGAATACGGTCGAAGGGCGAGCCGTTTCGCATCTCCTAGCCTCCACTCCTACTCTTTGATGTGCGGTCCACAAAAGAAACGCCAGCAGGTAAACAAGATCACCTCACCACTATAGATCCGCCGCTGTGGCTTCCACGACCACGCTTTCCCAGAGGGACGAAAACCAAAATGGCTCTGCTGCGTCGTCCAATGCAGCCAGCTTTTCCCTATCGCACGCACGATTATCCTCCACTCCGAATCTTGCGTTCACGCGGCACCGGAATAAATGAGGGGTCGGTATTTGCGGGCGGTGTCACTTCGTGTTCCAAGGCGGCATTGGTCGCGTCGATAATATCGGCCAAGAGATTATGGAGCGCCCGGAAGTCCGCGCGCACGTCCACCAGTTCCTCGTTATTGCAGGAGAGCACCTTGTTGCGGGCCTCCTGGTAGCGGCGCACCATTCGCTGGTGCAGCTCCACCCATTGCTGCTGACTCGTTTCCATTCATCCCTCCAGCCATAGAACTGGCAATGTCATCACTAATAAACATGCTGTTTAAGTCGTAGGCGTCTGTGGACTCAACGATGTCTTTGAGGACTTTTTCTGCGGCTTGAATCACATTGATGAAGAACTCCTTGACCGGCGGCGGCGTCTGCGGATTGTAGACCACGCCTAACATCTTGGTGATCTCCATGGCGTGCTGAATAATCAAACCATAGAGCCGTTCATTAGCCTGCCGTCTCATTTCTTTGTTGATCGCCCGCGTACTGACTTCGATGGTGACGCCGACGAGTCCCAGGATGGTATCCGAGCGCTCAAATAGTGATCGGACCATGCCACCGCGTTCTTGTCCGAGCATGGATTCGGGACTGGTGGCGGCGTCGGGGTCGGGGAGTCCGTTTTGCTGGAAGGCTTCAAGCAGTAGTTCGCCATAGCGTTGGAACGCGTCCCGTCCCAAAGTAACAGAGAGGTCGTCTCGTTGCGCGCCCTGCTCGGCAAGGAACATAGTAGTTGTCGCAGCAGCGCGGTTGGTAAGGGTGCTTTCGCGTCCGATTGCCGCATCAGAGATGCCTATCCTCCTCTCTAACAAACTGATAGTGAGACTTTCATCCTGCACGGTAGACATATAGGAGCGGGGCAAGTCGAGCACATCTAAGTCGTTGATGTCATTGACCAGCCAGATTTTACCAGGATACCAGCGAGTCGATTCATTTATACCATTGACGGGGCGACCCTTGAGCATGACGTTATTGGCAATGGTGGCGTTATCGCGGCGCTGGTTGTGGATGGTAGAGACTTCGGACTGATAGTGTTCGGCTTGTTCGCAGATACCAAGACCATCGAACTCCCCTTCGCGTCGCACGAAAGGAGCACTGAAATAGGGACGCTTGCCATAGGCACGGGTGTTAGGTGCGTAATACAGAAGCTGTTTGGACTCGAAGTGGAAGATGCCCTCATACTCTTCCGGATAATTATCGCCATCAAGATCATAACAAAAGCTAATAAAAAATATCTCATAGGGGGTTACGTCTTCTTCGACCCGGACGTCTTCATCTTGGTTTTTGTTCGTCGGTTTGACTTTGTCGAAGTCGATATCGATTTGGTTTTCATAGGCGAGTCGTTGGAGATAGGAGCGAGCCAGCCACGACCGATGGCCCACGAGGGGTGCTTTGTCGAGGTCATCGTATCCGGGGGTGATGAGGAAGTCTTCCCGGGGAATCCATTTGGCGTCGGGGTGTTTGATGCGGCCTTGCGGCTCGGCCGGGCCACTGGTGATATCTCTCCTGACTAAGTAGGGAATATCGACGAAGCCGACATATCCCACACCGGTCCCGACTTTACAACGGTCCCGCTCGAAGTTCTCGACCAGCTGTTGTCCTTTCCACAAGGACTTCTCGGCCAGATCCAGATAGTCCGACAGCGCTTGCACGCTATCGGCATTCTCTGGCACCTTGCTACTCAGGCTGAGGAAGGGAGTCGGACTCCTGAGCGCATTGACGTGCTTGGCAACAAATTGGTCCACGTAGGTGGCCCCAAGGGCAATACTCAAATTGGATGCATTCTCCCACGGCCAATTCTTCTGGGCATACTTAGGCGCGGCGTCATAGATTTCCCATAACCGTTCCAACCTTCCGATCAGTACATTCTCGCGGTACTGCACACACTCCTCCAGCCGCGCGGTTAAGTACGTTACAAGCCTTTCGTCTTGGGTCCGCAGACTTGCATCCCCCAGCCCCTCCCCATCCGCCTCCTCGTCCACCACAACATCAATGTAATTGTCGTCTGCCATTATTTATATCCTGCCCGTGTCATTGATTCCGGCAATGGTGGCGGGTCAGGTAGTCCAATTTGATTCGGAACATACAACAGTGCTTGCACCGCACATCGCTTTGCTTCCAGCAAACACTCAAAGGCATTTTGCTTGTGTATATTGTCTGGCAAGGCCTCTCCCAATGCATCGGCAAAGTCGGCAAATTGCTGACTCAACGCCCGCAGATGGGGCGGCAAATGGTCATAATGAAAGAATTGAATCATGTCATGCGGTAATTGTTGTGCCATATTAGTATCCTGTGAATTGGTCCCTGCCGTCGCCGTAACCTTGGGTCTGCGGCATCACCACGTCATCCTCGTCTCCCACCAGAGAGCGGATTTCATCTCTCGGATTCGGGGGAGTAGAACTCACAGTTGGTATAGTCCACACGTAGGGCAAGTAGGCCGCGGCATCTAAGAGATCCATCAGCCCAGTTGGAAAACTCTCCCACTCATCCAAGAATTCGGTCATGCTGGGATGGAGATAGATATGGCCGTTCTCCCCAAAGGGCGTGAAGGCTCTGATACGCGAGAGCTTTGAGGCTCCACCGTCTGGTTTCACGCCTTTCACCATCATGTCGGGATACGCACTCAGCAGCCACTCTTTCATGGTGACTTGGGCGGCAACGGTTTCCACGGCAAAGATGATCGGTTTCCAGAACAGGTATTCCGCACGCGCCATCTCCAGCGCGCCTTTGGGAGTCGTGGCCTTTGCTAATGCCGAAAGTATGATTATCTGAAAGTGGTCCATCGCATGTTGGGGTTTGGCCAGACCGACAACAATGTTGGCAGAGCGACTACTTTGGGAATTCTTGGAGACGTTCGGGTCCAAGACCTGGTAAATGAACAAGTCATGAAGGAACACTTTTCGCGTCGTCCCATCCGGGGCATGAAGAAGAAAGAACCGTCGCCCGAGCGCATCGGTACCTTTACTGTAAGTATTGAGATCCGCCGCCGACAGCTCGAAAAAGCCTTCCGCAGGCGTCTGGTTGAGGATCTGGAGACTATAGTTCCGGTTACCGATCTTGCGCCGGATACGCTCCAGGGTGAGCAGAGGGAACCGGGCAGGAAATAGTGCACTGCCGTCCGGTGCGGTCGGACCGCAGTGAAAGATATCAAGCCCGGTCTCTTTCTCCATCATGTCCTGATAGAGGTCGTGCGGGGACCATCGGGTCCCGTAGGTATCCAAGCGTGAGGTATTGGGATCGACGAGCAAGTGCATGGACAAGTTATGATCGTCTTTCGCCATCTGCATGGTAGCGGGACTGCGTTGGGCTTCTTTGCCGATCACGTCATCTTCTTTTATTCGGGTGTAATGCCGAGACGTTGAAGCTCCACCAACGCCGATAGCTTCGATAGAGAGCTCTGGATATTCCCCATCTCGGGGAAAGAGAAGCCCGTCTTGATTCCACTTATCGGCAAAGTCGGGGATGCGCTCGGGAAAGAGCCACTGCCATATAGAGCAGCCTTCAGGGACGCGTCTAATGCGATATAGAAACTTTTGGGCATTGATATGGATTTCATTACGAATGAGAATCCTTTCCTCGGGTTCGGTGGAGATGATGCGTACGGTGTCAGCAATCGTCCATAAACTGGTCTTCAAGAAATCTCTGGGAACCAGTCCCAGTTTGGTGAGGGTATCATTCTGCATCCAGGCAGCCATAGCGGCATGAATGCCGGTATTGACGAGATTGAAGCCAATGACCCACGCCATGAACAGGGTATAGTCGGAGGCGAGCCGTTTGAGGCGGAGGCGGTGGGCGTCGGCGTCATTGCCCGCGACGAGGCCGGTGCCATAGATGCGGTCATCGCCGAAGTCCCAGGTGCTACTATCGATGCGCTCTGGCCCCACGTTCATTTCTTTTTCCGTCTCCTTGAAACTGCTAATCCGATTGCGACGGCCTGACGACGACTGCGGACCTTTGGCCCTTTCTTTGAACCCGAGTGCAATTTACCCGCTTTCCATTCGTGCATCACAACAGCCATTTTCGATTTGCGTGCGCGACTCATAATCACATACGAAGAATATCGGAGAGGTCACGGACGACCATGTCCAGCACTTGACCGGGTGTGCGATCACGGAGGGCAATGAGGCGATTCGTCTCGTCCTGGTGGAAGGCAATCTTCTTGTCGAGGAGGTCCCGCAGCGAGCGATTGCGAAGCTTGGTATCCTTGGCATAGGCGGCTTCATCGAGGGTCGTGGGGGTTTCTTCTTTGCTTTGTTTTTCACTCACGGTAACTCCAAGAATCGTTGATAGAGGAGGAGCAGGAGCACGAGGAGGGTAAGGAGGAAGAGCATACGTTTGACATAATCGGGAAAGACGGTTGCGGAGAAGATGAGATAGAGGACGATGCCTGAGACGAAGGCGACGATAACGGGATGGGTATGGTCATGGCCCACCTCATTACCCAACCCTCGGGAGCAGGATGGAACCGCCGAGGAAGACACGGACCAGCCACAACAAGAGGACGACGATAATGACAACACGGATAATGAGCTTGATACTGGGATCGATAGGGAGCAGTTGTTCGATGAGATAGAGGACGGCCCCGACGACGATAAGGATGATGATGAGGCCGATGAGATCCATCTACAACCTGCCCTCCGGAATGGGGTCGAGGGCAAAGGGAGTAACGACTGACCAGATCCCTTGGGGCGACTGCGAGATGAAATCGCCGAGGTTAACGAAGAGGTCTTGGGCGTCGGTATGGATGGAGAGGGAGGAGTCAGGATTCACGTGTACGTCTCCTGGGGCATCGTTTCCAGATTGGATGAGATCGAGCGTGGCGGGCGATCCATCCCAGCGTATGGGGTTGGTGGTCATGCCTTTTCTCCTAGCATGGGCCAAGTCCACCACGTTTCTTCTTTTTGCCTTTACCCTTCATTTTCGCTTTCTGTTCCCTTTCGTTCGAGGATTGGATTTACGGGGGGTCAATTCCTCAACACGATCAATCGTCCTTATCGAAGTCGAGATCGCGGACTACGGGGTGTACGGGTCCATTCCAGCCCTCTTGAGAAGCCATGAGTCTTTCCTCTTCACTGAGGGAGCCATTGCCGATGCGGTGAAAGGATTGGAACTCGGGAGCGATGGTACCAGGGGGAACTTGCTGTTGGGCGAATGCCCTTTCTAGTTCTGCGAGTTTGGCAAGGGACTCATCGTTGAGAGTAATACGAGACTGGAGGGGAGGAGTTTTGTGGCCGACGACGGAGGCCCGGTCGAGGATGTCCTTGGACATAGAGACCATGGTACGGGCGTCGAGCTCTTGTCCTACAACGGAAGTGACGGCGACGTCGATGGCATGGTTGGAGGCAAGACGGATGAGGATATCTTGGAGGGGGAGGGAAGCGGCGTCTGCATGAGGCGGCAGGAATTGTTGCAGGAAGGACCGGGGGAGGGCGCGGATGAGCGCAGAAGGCGAGACGCCTGCTTCAGCGGCCAAGACCAGAGGATCTTCGTTGGTTTCCAAGCAGATCTTCACCAAGGCATCAAGATTGCGGTGTTTGTCACGGAGCCGATTAGGAGTCGTGAAAT